TATCTGCAACGTGAGTTAAAGTAACTTCTCCGTCATCACCGAATGCAACAACTGCAGCATCAGCGAGGAAAAGATCACTAAATTGTAATGAAGAAGTTCCAAGATATGCACCATCCTGTGCATCTGGTACGATACCAGTTTGGACTGTTACTAAACCCTCTGCATTAAGAGTACCATTTAAATCAATCGCTGTTGCAGTAAGGTCTATCTCATCTGTAGCAGCAATTGCAAGTACTGTAGCACTTGTACCTGAAATATGTTGAGATGCATCATTGAATTGTAATTGCATTGTACTGTTCAATAACAATCCTGTATCCGCAACGTGGGTAAGTGTTACATCGTTGTCAACACCAAATCCAAGAACAGATGCATCTGAATCTAGTTTAAGATCGTTACTGACTAATACTGCTGTTGAAGCGTTAATATCAACTGTTGCTTCTCCATCAATTCTCAAAACCCCATCGGATGATTGTGCAACATAACTAGCAGAATCACCAAATTGTAATTGTCTTGTGGAATTGAGAAGTACACCAGTATCTGCAACGTGTGTGAGAGTTGTATCACCATCATCGCCCATTGTAATAGTACCTGCATCGGCCAGAAAAAGATCTGCCCATTGTAGTGAACTAGAACCTAAAGCGGCTCCATCTTGAGCAGCTGGAAATACCCCAGCTGTTGCAGTTACTGCTCCTGTGAGTGTACTTGTCGTACCCACCCAGAGCTTCTTTGCCATTGAGACACCACCCGCCGTTCTAACAGCTCCTGCACTAGATGTAGCATCGGTGGCATCAGTTTGTAACACATTTACTGGTATACTTCCAAAAAGATTATCAATGGATAATTTCTTTGAAGTTGATGCGTCCGTATCTACTATTGCGAGTACATCTGCAGATGCGACATCAGCGGCGGCCAGTGATGCGAGTTCTGAGAACTTTACGTCAGCCATAGTTTAATTCCTTTAGTTGAGTTTGCCTTCTTTTTCCGACTCTGGTCTACTAGGTTCGGGTTCTTCTGGCGGTTGTAATTTATTGATAAAAAATTCACAAGTTTGGATTGCTCCTCCCATTGCTTGTATTTGGGTCTGTATTTGTTGAGAGCTTGTCTGTAATTCTTGATAGCGCTCTACTAATATTTTTCTATCACCCTCTAATCTTTCTTTTTCTGTAATCAATTCATCTAATTTTAAATTCTTTTCTGCCATGATATATCTCCAAGATAAGGGCTCCGAAGAGCCCTAAGTTCATTATTAATTATGCAGTATGTGACGCGCCGCTGAAACCTACAACATGCCATTTACTATTTGTAAACAAAAGTGTTGCTGTATCACCAGCATCAGCAAAAACTATAGAATGCATAACTGTAGATGAGGCAGCAACAGTTCCAGTTCCACCACCATCTGTAATCAAGATAACTATCATAATTTGACCCTGTGTACCAGCTGCAATTGTCAGTGCTTCTGCATCACCACCTGTTGTCTTATGTACAATGGATGCAGTGACAGGAATTGCTAATGAATCTGCAGCAGAAGTAGCTACAGTATCTGCAAAACCAATCCAAGTAGGTATTTTCTGAAAGACATTGGTAGCTGTGATCTTCTTGTTAGAAGGACTTGAGGCAGGACTATCTACTACATGAAAGAGATCATCTGTAGACAGAGCTGTTGCTGCCGTGAGGGCGGTTATTTTTTTGTCGGCCATTTTATTCCTTTAGGCTTATGTGGCGGGACTCGCCACCGTTAAGGTAAATGTGCTAGGACTCCGCTCTTGCGAAAGATGTCATCCTAGACACGTTATATAGTGAACTATTCACCATTCTAGTATTTATCAATCTCCGTTAAGATAAGTTGATAATTTTCTTGACTTGTATTATTCAAGAATTCTATTATTTAATTATGTTGTAACTGCTCTTGTAGCATAACCAGATGCAGCTTTCACCGCAGCAGTAATAGTTTTACTTGCAGCATTCAAAGTATTTCCATCAACTGCATCTTTCAGATCTGGATCTCCGATAACAGTATCATCTGCAATACTCAATGTTACAGCTTCATCAATAGTAGTACCAGAGAATCTTACAGTATTACCCTGTAATTCATCTGCAATTGCTACACCATCAATATGTGTTGCTGTAAGAGCGAGGTTTGTACCAGTAGAAACAACAGCTAATGTTGCGGCTGATCCTGCATCGTATTCTACTAACTCATCCCATGTTACTTCAACAGTAATTGGAACTGCGGCAACGTATGCAGCTTGCCCCCACCTTATTCTTGTAATTGTTGGACGCTTTAATCCAGTTGATGTTGATGTTCCTGCGAGTCCACCGATTGCGACGAGAACTTCATCATCTGCACTGGTATTATCATTGCCAGTTGCAGCGCTGTTTCTCATCATCCAGCCCTTGTTTGAGGCGAAAGCTCTAGTGATATCATAATCACTATCTGCATCGTCTGCTAGGAACTTTGGTTTATTATCAATGGCATCGTGAGTTGTTCCCCATAAAGGCATTGTGTTCTCCTATTTAATTAGTTATTAATGTATTATAGTTATTTATAAAGATTATTGTTTATCTTTACTATAATGTTTTCTTAAAAAGGTCATTCCTATAGACTCTTTTCCTTCAGTTAATCCATAGTCATCTAGAATTTCTTCTAAATCAGCATCGCTTACACGATTCTTACTAGCAAGATCATCCATCTTGTCTTTAAACTTAACTTTGTCCTTTGTAGACATTCTTTTCCAGTTATGTTGAACCTTTTTAGCAGCATCTTCGATAGGTTTATCATTACCTTCTTTCACATAACCGCAATCACAAGGAAGTTCTTGACCACATTCTGGACATATCTCTTCCTTAATCGTTTCTTCTTTTTTAGTTTTTGGTTCAACTTTTTCTTCAAGACCTTGTTCATCACAAACACCACAATGTTCATCTAATTGTTGAGGCGTATCTTGAGCACTCTCAATGGTATAAACTTTTTTGAGAGCATCTTCCCACATACCCCTGTGGTGTGGATTCCTGTGTAGATGTTCTACTTTTGGTTTAGTATCAATTTCTTCTTCTTTACCACCCTCTGCTTCAGTTGAATCGGGCTCTTGTTCTTCCTCTTCTTCCTCATCAGCTTTGTCTTTGAGTTTTTGAACCACCAAGTCAGCAATCTTGTCAATCTGGTCTTCAGAAGGTTCATCCATATCTACTTCATCTTCTTCAGACTCTTCATCTTCTTCAGGCTCTGTCTCTGGTTCATCTTGGTCACCTACAGGAGCTTCATCTTCATCTTCTTCTTCATCCTCAGCTTCCATTCGTGATTTGACTCTTTTACCCAAATCTTCTTCTTTTTCTTCAACTTCAACTTCTTCACTACTGTCATGTTTCCAATCCTTTTCAATTTCGTTGAAGAATTTCTTCTTTTGTTCAGCGTCTAATTCAGATGGACTTTTAACTCCATATTTCTTTAATTTACCAGCAAAGAATTTCATATAATCTTCTTTGTCTCCTGGCTCTTCAGCAACCTCTTCAGAATCCTTTTCTTTCAACTTCTTCTGAACTTCTTTCATCATTTTATTATGTTCTCGTTTTTGCTGCTTATCTTGTTTAAGCACGTCTGCAATGACGCTCAATACATCAGCCATTAGTTTTCTCCTGTTCAGTAGTAGTTGGTTCTACAGTTGGTGATTCTTTTTCTGCCACCTCTTCTTCTTTAGTAATTTCTGGATGCATAATTTTTTGTGCTGCAGTTGCAACATTTTTTAAATGGTCAAATGGTGATTTTCCAAAATATCTTGTATCTACTTTAGGTGACATTTTTTTCCTTTGGTTCATAATGAGCAACAAGTTTCATCAATTCGGGAGCTAACATAGACCATTTCTGTTGAATTTTCAGAATGTCTATATTTTTCTCAGCTGCCTTTTGAATGAGTTTTGTTGCCTTTCTATGTGTAATTTTCAATTTCTTCTTAACAAAATTAATAATTTCTAAATCTTTTTCTTGGATATCTTGAGGTGATTCTTCTTGAATTGGTATCTCTTTTTCTATCAAAGAAGGGAAATCTCCAAATTCTAAAGTTTCACTAATCCTACTAATATATTTATAAATAAACGAATTGTTAATGTGGTCTATATGGTCAATATTGTCCATAAATTTTGTATATTTCATGCTCAAGTGTTCCATGTGAAACAAGTCTTCTTTATTGATTTTTTTCTTTACAGACCAAACTCGTTTAAGGTTAAGGAATTCATCAAGAGCAATTATGGCATTTTTTAGATATTGTTCTTCTTTTTTGGGTCTAATATTAGCTATATCATTTACTATTTCATCTATAACACTATATGCTTCTTTTGAAGTGTGTAAATATTTTGTTGTATATCCATCATATGTAATTTGGTTAGTTTTATCTAATTCTTTTATGTGTATTTCTGATAAATCTGAACTAAAATTAATATTTTTCCACTTACTACCCTCTTTAATTACATCTAATCTCTTAGCTTTACGAATATCATTGAGCATATTCTTGGTGTCTGAATCTGATAATGAATCGGGTATTCCCATACGAAATGTCTTGTAATCTCCCCCAACAGCAGCTTCTCTCATCTTTGAAGCTGACATACCCTCTACTCCTTCAGCATCAGGGTCACGCTCACCTGCACTTACTACTTTAATCTTATCAAAGTCATAGAATCCGTGATTATTATCTTCTCCATTATATTTGTCTAATATTCTTTGGAAATCTCTTACTCTATCACTACCTACTACCATAACAAGATTAGTATAATTTTTATCATAAAGTTCTACAGCAATCTCAAGTGCCGTTTTACCTGTACTGGCGATGATGTTTCTTGAATGTTTAGAAAACATCTTCTTCATATATTTAATTTTTTGAGATTGAGTGAGTGGATTTTTTTTATTATCTTGAGTATGGCTTGGGTATATGAAATAGTCTCCACCTTCAGATCTTGAGAATGTTTGAACTGCTATAATGAGCTTTTCATGTCCGACTGTAGGAGGATTAAATCTACCAAAAGTGAAAACTACAGTATCACCTTTTTTTTCTGTCATAAATTTTTTATATGTTTTCATTTTTACTCTATTATACTAAAACTATTATTGCTACACCCTGTCCAATAAGACCATAAAGTATGTCTTTTAGTGAGAATGAATGATTATTACTTTTAGAATCCCATAATTCTTTAAGAATTGTTGCTATAAGTCCAAGAAATACTAATGGAGTCCATATCCAATGTCCTACCACAGACAATGTAAATGACCAAAAAAAATGTAATTGTTCTTCTTGATACTTATAAAGTGACTCTATTATTTTATCTAATTCTTTCATTTTATACATCACCCATTTCTCCACGAGCCGCAATGTCCACCTTATCTTGACTCTTTGCCCACTTCTGTGCCTGGGCTTTGTGTTTAAATCCATCAGAAACTGGCATCCATTTATTGTTCCCCACATGACCCATTACATACCATTTCTTGTCGTTGGGGTTCATGGAAACAATATACTTGGAATTTGCTTCTTCTAGATACTGTGAAAATGTTTTCATTTATCCCACGCCTTCGCTGCATTAAAGTTCTGATGTGCAAATTCAAGCCGGTCTACCAACTTGACTGCTTTTCCTAAATGATCTATAGCTACAAATCCTTCAACCTTTGTAACTTTGTATCCCTTATCGGTTTTAACAAAAGTAGATGCAACTCCCTTTGCCTTCTCTAACTTACGAATAATCATGTCTTTTGCATCTACCAAAAGATTCTGCATATCGAATATCTTGACCAGTTTACTTGAATTAGAACGGAAAAACTTCATCTTACGATCCATGTTCTGTTGTTTGATCTCTTTGTTCTGAGGTCTTTTTACCTTCTCCACATCGTTCTTAGCTTTGTCGTAAATGTAAGCAATCAATCCAGCTGTATGCATTTTGGTGTTTTTAATTTTCTCTCCAGCCCTAACCTTCGTATTGTTAAATGTTTTGATAAGTGTCTTGAGTTCTTCATCTTCTGAGATCATAGATAAAACATTAGAATCAAGAGTACGAAAAGTCTTACCTGCATTTGAGAGAGTACCAGTTATTTCTTTGGTTTCCGATTTATTGAAATTAATAGTTCCAGAAGTATCTTTGTAGTCTGCATCAGAAAACCATACCCCAGCATTTTTGTCTAATCCTCTAAGATTGACTGTGAAGGAAGCGGACATATCTTCCATCGTTTTACCACTATAAGTAGTGTGAAAAACGATCCCCATTGATGAAGATAATATCCGTCCCGCACTTTCCATTGGAACTGCATAAACAATAGTATTAGGTTGGAAAGTTATGTATTGTTTTCCATCTATAGTTTCTTTATTTAAGTCATCCTGAGTGAACATCATGTCACCTTGAATGACATCTTTTATACCCAATTTTGACAGTTCGGTGAGTGCTACCTTTAGTTTTTGGTTAAGACCAGAGCTCGGATGATTCCGATCAATGTCATCATGGGAATAATTGATCTTCGCATTCTTATTGAACACTCCTTTGGTGCCCACAAAGAACTGGTTATTCTCAGGGTTAATTCCTGCGAAGATGGCTGGGGCGCCATCCCACTTCACCGTCACGTTAACGCTGGACTTTGCACTTCCAGCGAGCATATCTCTTAGGGATTGAAGGAAATTAATC